CGATCATAACGCCCCAATCATCTTGCCCTACATACCCAATCTGTTGCCCGTTGAGTCTGAACTGACAATGATTGCTTGCGACAGTTGCGAACGATACGGCGCTGTATTTAGCCACTCGCTTGACTAAATCCCAGAGCAGCGTAATTGCCAGGTCAACCTGTTGCATCTGGCTAATGCTGTTGGTGTAGGTCTGTTGAGTGCTGGCTTTGTTGTAAAAGCCTTCAATCAAGTCGCCCATCTCAGCCAGGATTACTTTTGCATACTTTCCTTTAGCGACCTTTATCGTCACTTTATTGAAAGCTTCATGTATGCGCTCCAGCTGCTCTCGCAACCCTCCGCGACTATCTGATTTACCTAGCTGAAAGTCTGCCAGCATCACTACTAGCACTTTGTCGAAGTTAGTGATTACCGGTTGCTTCGGTAGTCGCTTCCGGGCTTCTTTGTAGATCAGCTCAAGTTGCTTTTCAGGCTGCTTGAGTCTGAAGTTGAACCGGTAGCTCGTCAACCAGCTCTCGTCATACTTCTGCCAACGCGATGTTCGCGGATTTCCGTAGACTTCATACTTCTGTGAGTCAAAGCCCTGAAGTTCTAGAAACTCCTCAAAGTTCGGGACTTGTCCCTCTGGGATTGCCGGGGTTACTGCCCAACCCTCTTGCCCGTCAAACTCTAGTGCTGGGCGGAAGTCTTTGGGAGCTTCAATCTTTGCTGCGGGTTTTAGATTTTCGAGCATGAACATTGCCCTGCGCGATGCTTGCCAATAGCGGTATCTGACAGCACTACCCCCACATTACGCAGCGCCTTTTCAAGTGTCTTGTGAGGAATGCTCAGGTCAGACAGATTGCTCATTAGGATTTCGCGATCTGCTTCGCTCAGACTCTCCCAAAAGGTGCGAACAGCGCAAGGGAATTTGCGGGTTGGGATTCTTAGACTTTCTAGCATTAGATTCCTTTCTCTGTGTTGAATCTAAAGTATTGCTTGAGGTTAGGATTCGGGTAGCGACTCGCCGAGGAACTTGTGCAGGGTAATCAGCACACCTCTAGGCAACCCTTCGGCTTCGTAAACCTTATGAGCGACAATCTCGCAGATTTGTGAATCATCACCGATAACGCCTGCTTTAGTTGCTGCATCACCAATAGCCCTTATGAGCTTGTCTAGATCAGGCTTTACGCTAGGCAATGCCCTGGTAGCAGTCTTGGGCTTAGGCATGAAGAAGATTGCGGTCAAACTGACTGCCCCGAACATCGGTTCACAGCCCAGGTTGGCTTGCTCCAGCTTGTCTTGAACAAAAGCCCGCCAGACCGGAAGATTCTTGTTGGCTTCTACCAGAACGCAGCGCCCCCCTCTGTTGTAGGCGTTCTTACTGCCCTGGGGTTGCGCTACGCCTGGCACAAAGACCTGAATCATTAGAAGGGCATTTCCTCAAAGGCTGCTTCGTTGCTTGCCTGCTGAGCCTTGCTAACAACCTTCTTCAGCTGAGCGTTCTGCAAGTGATGCTCAACAACAACCTTCTGCTCGCCTTGCTTGTTGGTGTATTCGCCGATTTTGGTGGACAGTTCCCCGGTGATCTCCACAAAGTCCTGCTCTTGCAGATTCATAGCCTGCGACTCGCTAAACCAGGCAGTCCAAAGCCGTGAGTAGTCTTTCCCGTTAGCGTGAATGTTCTCCCAAACTGAGATGCGCTTTCCCTCCCAGCCGATTGAGTTGACATCTCCGCCGATAGTGATCTGTGCCATTTCTGTGTTTCCTTTCTGTTTTTATTTTTGAAACTCTTAGAGCTTATATAGAAATTACTAAAAATAAGAGTTATTTAACTAAATATCTCTATTTCTAGTAATTACTAAAAATAAGAGTTATTTAACTTAATATCTATATTTATATATATATCTATAAAAGAGATGTATCAGTAGTGTTTTAGCTTTTCGATTTCGTCAATTGCAAGACCGATGCCCTCTGCAAATTCTGGGTAGATTTTGTGCAGTTTTCTGTGTTCTTCCCAAAGCTGATGCAAAATGCGCTTGAAGGTGTCGCTTTCCCCATCGCTATATCCGTTCCTGTATAGAACATCTTCAATGGTGACTTTCCCGCGATCTGGTGCTATCATGTGTTTACCCTTTCGTTGAATGGTTAGAGCCTAGCTCGCCCCTGGTAGGTTTTCTGTGTCCTATCAGGGGTTTTTATTATTTCAGAGAACTCGCCAGGTCAGCAATCTTTTTCAAGTCCTCTGCTGACAACTTGGCAGACTGCGCTTCCTTGTAGATACCCCTGAGAGCCTCTAGGTTGCCCGCTAACGCCTCAACAGTAGCTCGGTTGAGTAAATCCTTAGACTCGTCAACTGAAGCCCTAGAAACGGCTTTCATCTCCTCGCGTGAGGGTCTGATTGCTTTCCCGTCTTTCTTAGGTTGAAAGTTCAGAGTCGCCAATACGCGACCTAGAGCGGAGGTTGAGCAGTTTTCAATAAAGCTTTGCTTGTTGATGTTGCTACTGCCTCTAGTTTCTTGAGCGAAGTCAATTGCTGCTGGGCGCATGTCCTCGCGATCTGTGTAAGCCGAAGCCTTGATAACAATCTCGGTTTCGTTGATTAGCACTATCTCGGTGTGCAGTCTGCCGTTTGGGTATTTGTCCCAGAACTTGCTGATGCGGTCAGCAACCGGTTCGTAGTTGTCAAGAAATGACATTTAGTTTCCTTTCGTGAATGTGAGGTAAGGCTTTCCTGTTCCTCGTTGTGCCAGGCGAACGATTTCAACCACGCCTAGCAATCCAACTTTAATTCCCTGCAACTCGTCTAGTGCCTGGGACTTGTATTTGTTGAGGTTCGATTCAGCAGCATCAAAGATTTGCTTTGCCGCTAGTAGGTCTTTAGCGCAGCTCAACTCTTTGGCATCGTCAATCAGATCAGGTGACAGCTCGCGCATAGTTTCAAGAGTGCTTGCGCTCCCGTCATAGTCCGGGGCTACACCTAGGTTCAAAAGCCCTAGAAACAGGTTTACAGCCTCTAACGACTTGTTGACTAGCGATTCATCGTATTCGACTATAAACTCCCTGAAATCGCCTCCTGTGACCGCTACGAGGGTAGCAGGGTTTTTCAGCCCTAAAACATACTGATACCACATCACTTGCAATTGATAGTGAATCGGGACTTCATTCCAATACTGCGAGGTGTGCTTTATTTCAAGAATTGACAGATTCCCTAGCTGATCTTCAATCACGCCGTCAGGGTTAGCCTTATACACCGGAGCATCAACCTTCGCCCAAGTCCCCAGATCGCGGTGAACCTTCAGGTTAGGGTTTAGGTCTTGAAACATCTCAGCGATGCCGGCTTCAAGATAGTTGCCCAACATCATGCGCGTAGTCGCTTCACGCTCTAGCAGCTCGCCTGTTTTCTCGTAGTAGAGAGTCAGAGCGCTTTTCCAAGGGTTGAGTCCCACAATGGAACTCACGTCGCTACCGGTGATAGATTCCCTGCGCCACTTCAACCAGGTTGCTGAACCTGCTTCAGACTTACCGAATAAGCGGGCTGAGTTGTATCTTTCGATTTTCTGCGTAATAGTCATGCTGCGAACCTAGCACAGCACTCAGACTTTTTACTTTACGCTGTCTTCTTCTTCATCGAATAGGTCTGCATCGTTATCGTCAATCAGATCATCAAAGCTCTGAAAATCTTTGCTTTGGTCTTCGACAGCCTTGCGAACTTCTTCGTTCTCATTAGCCTGCTTTGCGACCGCTGCCCTAAAGCCCTTGGCAATGTCCTCGTCAGTAATGTTGGCGTCCCAAGCTAGTTGCACACCAAAGAAAATAATGATTGAGCTATAAACACCTGCAACGGCAACAACACCGCCCCAGAACCAACCAACAGGCGTAGAAGCACCAATTGCCATGCCTGGAATAAATGCGAACATTACAACACCGATTGAGCGTATTGCGATCTCTTTGAGCTTCTTCACTTGTTCTCCTTGATGAACTGAATGGGGTCAATCTTCTCGCTAGTAGCTCCGAAAACGCCTTTGAGCTTGCTTGAAACAGTTAGGTGCAGGTGAGCGCCTGAGCTTGCTGAGCCGGTATTCCCTACAAAGCCGATAGTGTCACCCTCTTTGACTTTCTGCCCGACCTCATGCCCTTCAGCCTTCAGGTGACAGTAACCCACATACCAGAGTTTGCCCTCTTTGTCCTGAACGCGCTGCACCGAAACATTGCCTAGCACTTTGCTGAACTGTTGCAGAACGATAGTCCCATTGGCAATCGCTGGGATAGGTGTTCCTTCTGGCATAGCCCAATCGACACCGCTGTGAGGTTGCATCCCGTTCTTTCGCCTGAACTCGCTTAGAGTCCCGAATCTGCCGGTAATCTTCTTCCAATCAAAAGGGAATCTCATAGCAAAGCCTGATTCACTAGGACTACTGCGACAGCGGTTAGGGCTGCTGATGCAAAAGCGGTCACCCAGGCACTAGACCAACGCGCGCGCTCTAGCTCGCGAACGCGGGTTTCAAGATCAGCGTAGTTCTTGACAGTTGCCTTAATTTCGGCGATGTCCTGCGCAAGCTGAAAAAGGATTGAGTCGTGTCCGGGTAGCTCTGGCATGACTAACCTACTAGGGCTGCAATTTCAGCGTCAGACAAGCCTAGAGCTGCAAGCTTCGAGATAGCACTTGCCTTAGCTGCTGCCTTAGCTGCCTCGTCTGCTTCGCGCTGTTCCTGCTCTGCAATAGCCTGCAACTGCATTAGCTCACGCTCGGCGATTTCTTCCTCAGTCAGGGGAATGATTTCACGCTCGCCTGTTTCGCAGTTGATCACTAGCTTGGTTGGGATTTCTTGAGTCATTTCTTTTCTTTCTGTTAGCTAACTGTCGTTACGCCGTCTGAACCCTTTAGCACTCCGTAAAGGGTTGCTGATGAATACTGAACTAGGTTTGAGCCATTGAGCTGATAAAGGTCAATCTGCGTGATTGCGTCTGTCACATTCCAAAGACCTGCTGTGATTGCTTGAATTGCTCCTGTCGCATTGTTTTCGCTGACTGCGTCACTTGAGTAGCTTTTTGCAGTAGAACTTCGGTAGTTTGGAATGTAGATAGCAAAGTTGCCAAAGGTGCTTGCGGTGTAAGTGCTACGAGAAGCCTCGCCAACATAGTTTCCGTATGCCGTTCCCGAAGCAGCACTTGAGCCGTTGCCAAATAGATACCTGTTAGAAAAACTTGCGGTTGAGTTGTTGAACTTTATACCAATGTCGGCGTTGCCTGAGTCAGACCGAAGCGAGCAAACCAAAACCAGGTCGGTGAAGGTGGTCGGAATTGAGCTGAAGGTAATTGCTGCCTGACTAGAAGCTAGTTCCTGATGTTGAATCACCTTCATTATGCGATCACCCCGTAAAGTGAGAATGTGCTACCAATAGCAAATGGCGTGCTTTGGCAAACGATACTCACGCTTGTAACCGCTGCCGTTGAAGCCCAGCGATTAGCCATAGCCTCGGTCTTTAGAGCCTGAATGTCACATCTGACTAGCGAAGTCTTGTGCTTGTCGGTTACTGAATAATCCTGTATTTGGACTATGGCATTTCCTCTGGTTGTGCTAATACCACCTGCGTAGCTAAAGAACATAGAAGTTGCCGTATAGCTTGCAGCAGTCGAGCCGTTGCCTCGCATACCAACCATTGAGCCGTTTGAGCTGTCTGAGTTGAAGCGAAGATAAATTACTTCCTCGGCGTTTGCGGTATGAGCAAAGTTAGCGACAAGAATCAAGTCCCTGTAAGTAGCAGGGATAGAAGAAAAGACAATTTCCGAGTCTGTCCCCGTTAGGGTTATCGTTGCCAGCGGTGTATAAGTATTAGTAGGCATTATGCCGCCTTTATTCCGTAGAGCGAGAAGCGAGAGTATTGCGCCCAGCTACCGCTTGAAGGTGCTAGTGAGAATGAAGTCAAAGCGTTGGTGTTTCTCCAAGCCCCAGAGAATAGGCTGATGTGATTGCGTGAAGTCGAACGACCTGCCAGCCCTCTTACAGTCTTGTATTTGGTAGTTTCGAACGGGTCAAGAATTTCTAGCACCAATCCTGCAAAAGCGTTAGCAGTTTCATCGCTTGCGACAGTTGAATAATCAAAAATGCTTGTCTGATTAGCATCTCCAGAGGACTGAACATTCGAGCCATTACCAAACATCCAATGCCAAGAGTAGTTTGCGCCTGTATCGCCGTTGATTCGGTAGATAACAGCATTACCGTTGCTAGAGCCTGTGTTGCGAGTAGTTGCCCTAATTTGAAGGTGCTGATAAGTAGAACCGTAACTGCTGTTCAAGTTGCTAAAGACAACGCTGGCAGATGTTCCCGTTAGAACCTGAGATTCAAGTAGGTCAAAGCTACCGGCGCTAACTCCGCTGGCAGCTAGAAATCCTAGAGGTATAAGCATTTAGCCTAGATCTCCGACAAGTAGGTAAGAGCCGCTCGCCAAGCAGATAACAGTTGCACCGGAGTATTGCCCGGCAGTCTTGAGCTTGCTTCCCTTGCTGTTGAGAGTGACACCTGAACCTGCTGCGAAAGTAATCTGCCCCGAACCGGTCTGCACGAAGTCAATTCTTTGCCCTGCGCTGAGAGTGTTGCTGACAGTTACAGTAATCGCGCTTCCGGTGCTGTTGATTGTATTCCCAGCATCAGTTGAAGCGGTGGTGTAGTTAGCGGTCTTGTTGCTAACGCTCCCCGTTGACAGTAGATCAGTCCAGGCACTTCCGTTGTAATACTGAAAGACATTTGTGCCGGTCAGGTAAGTCAGCTGCCCCTCTAGCGGAGTTTCGATTGCAGCGCTGCGAGCAGTTGAGTCAACAAAGACCGCAACAACCTGCGACATTAGGTATTCGTTTAGCTCCGAAGCGTTGAGCGGAAACCCGTTGACAAAAGTTTTATAGGACATTCTAGAATTCCTTCCAAAGCTCTAGTGTAGTGAACCATTGGTTTACATTTATGTTGTGACTCACCTTAGTGATGGTGTAGCCCTGATCTATGTTTAGTTGAGGTGTTTGATACTTCACAGCGATAGTTTCTCCAGGGAGAAGCACAGCAGCGTGAGTCAGATTGCCTAGTCGGTTGATAGCCGGGGTTTCAACGCTCTTTACCAACTGTTTCTGAGTCTGATTAAATACCGCCTGCGCCCAAGAAGTCAGCTCAGCTTCGTCAGTTGTGTTCAGGTCAGCATCTAGAGCAAACTCCCCGTAAAGTTCAATTGAGTCGGTGTTGCGAACTAGCACCGATGTAGCGCTGTCAGACTTTAGAGATACTTTCAGCGAGTTGAACACAGCGTCAATGTCTGAAGCAACTTCTAGATCACTCATGCATAGGTGTAGCGCATCGCCGTGATTGTTGCCTACTGAGTAAGTGCTTTCAGTCACATCGGGAGCGGTGCGAGGGATAAAGACAAATTCCTGAGTTTCAGGGTCAACCCAGAACAACCCCAAGCCAACCTGAATAGCATCATACAACGGGGTATTAGGGATAAAGTCGGTTAGCAGTTCGCCCGGTATCTTTCCGCGAGTTGCAGCGCTAGAGCTGTGCATATCTGTCCCGAACTGATCAGCGAGAATCTCAACAACCTCATAAGGCGTTGCATACCCGTCAGGAAACAGCTCTGTATCTGCGGTGTCTAGCAGGGCTAGGCGTGAATTCACAAACTTCTTGAAGCTGTCATAAGCGGTCAGGCGCATGAGGTTCTGATTGCTGTCGCTGTCGTAGTTCACCTGGATAGTGTCAATAAACCCGTTGAACAGAGTTACATTCAATAGGTCGCGCTCTAGTCGGACTCTTACCGGCACCCCTGGGCGGAAGGCAGGGTTCTGAGTCGGGTCAATGATTAGGTTCTGAAGCGTGATGCTCGCTTGCCCTGATTGCGGTTGGAAGTAGAGAGCGTCTTGAACTTGCCCGCCGATGCTTGTCTGCACCTGCGAAGTGCTGCACTCAAAAGCTTGCCAGGTAAAAGCAATCGGGCTATCGCCTGCGAGAACATCAGTTCCATTTAGTAGGGATACGCCGATAATAAACTGATTAGCTCCCGCGAGAACATCATCGCCACCTAGAAGCGAGATACCTAGAATGAATAAGTTTCCCTCAGCATCAGGTAGAAAGAATTCGACCTTTAGATCGCTGGCGATGTCGAAGTCAGTTAGAACATCACTCATTTGAGCAACTTCTGAAGGGTAGCGCCAGTCTGGTTTTGATACGCCTGCAAGCTTGATACAACGCCTGAAGCGTTGCTAGAAGGGGTATTTACGACAATGTTCTGATTGACAACAACAGGCGGTTTAGTAGTCGTTGGCTTGGTAGTTGGTGGCTTGGTGCTAGACGCGGTAGTGCTGCCCATAAACATATTGCCCTGAACACCGCTAGGGGTAGGTGCAGTTGATTGCCCGGAGAAGTTGACAGCTCCCTGCCCTTCAGTCCTAGACCAACCGCCATTGGCCATAATCTGCTTATTCACATAGTCAATAGCTTGCAGAGCAACTAGCACAGCGGTAATCGGCCCGAGAGCGCCCTTCATGCTGACAGCAAGGGCATTAGTGCCGGTAGCACTTAGAGCGCTTACGACATTGTAAGCCTTCCAAGCGGCTGTGAGTGTGCCCACAACTCCTACTAGCGGAATGATTGCCTCACGATACTTGATAACAAAAGCAACGACCTGCCCGAAGCCCTTGATCATGTCAACAATAACTTTCACAATTTCCTGAAGCATCTCAGTAGTGCCAGGCTCAGCAAGCCATTGTGAAAACTGTTGCAGGTAAGGCAGTAGCGCCATGCCTATCTGCTCTTGTAGCTCTCCAAAGAGGATTTGCATACGCGCATAAGGGTCGGTGTTAGAAGCAGCCTCAGCAGCTCCGTCAAACTGTTGTGCTAGGAAAGCAATAGGGTCATCTACGCCCTTGACCGCAGGAAGCAATCGCTCTAGCGCTCCGGTGCTTCCCTCTAGTGCCTTGGCCATCGCCTGAGTTACAGCATCAAGGGACTTACCTGAACCGGCAGAAACATCTAGGGCAACGCCTAGCAATCTGTTTGATTCTTCTAGATCACCGGTTGATTGAGTTAGTTTAGCGAACGCTGGGCGCAGTTGGTCATCAGCAACCGATGCTTGTAGCTGATACTTGCCAATAATCTTTTCGACAGCAGAGATTTGATTATCTGTTGCCTGAGTAGAAGCTTTTAGAGATAGAGCAAGTAGCTCTTGAGATTTGACATCTTCAATTGCAGCCTTAGAAGCTTCTTTGAGCTGATTGATAACGACACTTAGAGAGAAACCTAGACCGATAGCGCCGAGAGCAGTTTTCATGCTCTTGCTTATCTTGCCTACTGTGCTGTTGAGTCCCTTGAGGTCTTTGGCAGCGCCGTTGGTAGCGTTGGTGAGCTTCTTGAACTCTCCCAAGATTTCAACATTGAGAACTAGGCTCACTTGTTACGCTCCTCAACTACTTTTCTAAAGGCTGCCAATTCTGCGAGAGTTAGCTGTCTGATTTCGCTAGGCGGTAGACCTGTTGCCAGGCTAAACCTTGCCATGCGCTCAGCTGCTTCCTCTCTTACTCTTTTTTTGCGTCAGCAGTTAGGAATCTGATTGCTTCCTGTTGCGTTAGCTTTTCTGTGTCCTCAAACTTGAATGATGCATCTTCTCTGCGCTTGAAGATGTAATAAAGCACTCGCAGGGTTCTGCCTCTTGGCTTGCCGTCTGCTAGTAGATCATCGAACCCGGAATTGAGCATCAACTCAAGTTCCTCAATCTCACCGAGGGTTAGTTCCTCAATCTTAATCATCTGCGTTTCTCGCTTTCGCTGTTTCTCTGACAATGAGCTGTTCTAGCTCGCGAAGGTAGTCCTGGTAGACTTCCGTTCTCGTCAATCCTATCGCTTTGATGAAAAAAGGCTGTGGTTTGATGTTGCGTTTGAACCAACCCCAATGTATCGGGTTTGCATAGGGAACGCGCCCATTGTTACCGGCACTAATCGAAACTCTGCCTGTTGCTCTTGCAGCAATCCTGATTGAGTCCCTGAGCGCCCCAGAGCGAACCGGAGCCAAAGTCTTTGCCTCATTGACAACCCTGTCAGCTGATCTCTTAGCTGCATCGGTTATCTCTTTGTTTGGGACTCCAACATTCTGCAACGCTTTAGTTACAGAGCGCAGTCCCTTGACCTTGACTCCGGATTGCTCCATAAGGTTACGCGGTTACAATCTCCACGCCGTAGTAAACATCGTTAGCAGGGTCGTGCGTAGCGTTGTCAACTCGTAGGGTCACAGAGAAGGTAGAAGTGTTGTTGCTGGATAGCGACAGCGGAGGTAGCTCATTGAACTTTACAGTTCCCTCGTAGTGAGGCTGGTTTGAGCTTGCAGTAGCGTTGCCGTTAGGTGCAATGGTAAAAGCTGCGGTAGTTCCGAAGTTAGCCCATAGCACTCTGTATAGGGAAGCTGCGTCACCGGACACAATACCCTCTAGAGTTAGCGCCCACTCGCCACCTACACGCTGCTCGCAGAAGGTCTGAACATCGCCAGGTGCATCACCGAGCTGAAGGTCAACCATCGTAG